TGCTGCCTTCTTGAAGGCTTCTGCTGTTGGGGCACCTTTAGTGCCTGGTTTACGCATTCGCTCACCACTGCCTGCGGCTATACGAGCACGCTTCTTCCTGATGTTTTCATAAAGACCTGGTTTTACCATTTTACTTTGTCCGCCCAGTAAGCAGCAGAGGATTTACCCTTTGCTATGTTTTTACCATGTCGAGCTTTGAAGCTCTTTCTTTTCATCTTCATTTCTTCAGATTCTCCTTTCTTAGGTTTTCCTGCTGTCTTGGCACCCTGCTCACCAAACCTGATGATCTTTTCTTTTCCACCCTCACACGCTTTAACCACATGAGACTTCTTAGGGTGGCCTGGGGTGCGCTTGGGTTGGTTACATTTGAGGTCTGATTTTTTGATCATTTTGCTTGTTCTTCTTCTTTTTGCTCAAGTGGTGATTCTTCTTCAAGAGTATTATAAAGATTGTTTATGTTTTCAACAAAAGCTGCTCGATTTGAAAACCACACAGCATTTGTGACATCTCTATCCATCGCTTTAACAAATTGAGCGATATTGCGTTTTACTTTAGGACTCTTAAAAGCCCTGTAAGCTCCATAAATAGACCCTACTGTAGCTGCTGCAGCGCCTGCAGCTAGTGCTCCTTGAATTCCTGCAAAGTAACCACTAGCCATAGAAGGAATAGCTACGGCTGCGCCTGCAGCCCCATATCTTCCAACACGCCTGCTGAGAGGTTCTCTTGTACCTACTCCAAGATTTGATATTGTTCTTTGAATAGCATTTGAATCTTCAGCCACAGCTTTCAACTGAACGTTTTTATTTCCACGAATCATGCTATGAAGATCATAAAGACGATCAGCAAACTTTTCATCAGGGACCACAGAATCTATTTTAGAATTCAAACTATGTCTAACAGATTGAATCAAAAGTTCTGCTTGGCTCCTATTTCCTCCTGTTTTTTCAAAGTTAATCCCTGATACTTCAGTATCCCACCAGTCATCAAATTCTTTTCTGACTTGGTAGAGATCTCCAGGAGAGATTTTACCGTTTTTACTATACTTATTTAAAATCAACTTATAGTTGTTTAGAACATTTTTTCTAAGTGTTTTTGCTCCTGCAAGAGTTGGTGTCTCTTTAAACAAAGAACCCATGTCGGAAGCAATTGAAGAAGTAACATCGTTTGTGTTTATTTCTATATCTGAATATTTATTTAAATCTTCTTGAAGAATTCTTGATTGATCCCGAATAAAAGTAGTGCCTTCGTTATAATTTTCTGTGAAAGTTCTATCTTTATTGTAAACTTCACCAAGAAGCTCTGCTGCACGATCTTCTTCTTTATTTAGTTCTATAGTGAGAGTCCTAAGAGGGCCTTTTGGTTTAGTTTCACCAATACGAAATTCTCTTTCTCTTTCTGAGAGAAGCTCTCGATCAGGTCTAACAATCTCTCTAGCCCTAGAGATGTTTTCTTGTGTAGCTGCTGTCTCAAGAGGGGACACACCCTTAGAAAGAAGTTTTCCTACTTGTTCTCTAAAAGCAGCTTTACCGGCACCGCCAGGAGCCGCAAGAGCAAGGTTAGCTGCTGCTTCGATACTTGCTGCTGCGCTTGGGTTTTCTCTAGCAAATTCTCTGTATTGATCTACAGTAAAACCAATGCCTGAAAGAAGCGCCTGACCCGCCTGTGTTTCAAAAGCAGACTTAACTCCCTGCTTAACAGCTTCAGGCGTTATGGCGCTAATAGCACGCCCTGTAACCTCTCCAACAATATCAGAAAGAGTACCGGCCCCTGTTTTTCCTAGAGTTTGTAAGGCATATCCATACACATCCTTAGGACCACCCACTGCAGGAGCAAGCTCTCTAGCTTGAATTTGTTCTTGTTCAACGCCTCTTTTGTAAAGAATATCCTCAAGGCTTTTAAAAAGAGAATCTTGAGTTGCTTCTGGAACCTGAGGGCCTAAAGTAGCAGGTTGTGTTTTATCTTCAACTAGAGACAAACCTTTAGTTGTTTTATCTTCAACAAGAGTTAGCGCCATTATTTGCTCCTACTACTTATATTCAGTCCCGTTGGCATATCTTTTTACACCAAACATATCTTCATAAACAGGTTGATTTGTTTTATCGTCCGTATATTTTTTTACATAATTTTCAGGTTGCGCAAAAAACTCAGTTGGCAATTCAACTTCAAAAACAGGAGATAGTTTCCCTGCTTGTTCTGGAGAAAGTCTAGAGAGTCTTTTTTGAATATTTTCATTGTGTCGTTTAATATCTGCATAAGCCAGTTTTCTTTCAAGATACAGAATTTTTCTCAAAGTTTCTGGAGTGGCTTTGATGTCTTGGCCTGCTAGTTCTTTTGCTGCTTGTCGGTCTGCATCCGAAATAGCTGTACCAGCGCCATAAGTTCCAGTAGCAAGCTGTTTAGCTACTGCTTGTCCACGAGAATTTAGAAAAGCGTTCAAATCCGCTTCTGTTTTAATTTCATCTGGATTTGCAAAACCAAGAGCAATCTTAGCTTGCCTTGTCATTTGACTGACATTAGCCAAAATACCAAAACTTCCTTCTGGAATTTGTGACAAGATTTCTTGTCCTGTTTTGTTATTTTCAAGAACAGACAATGAAGCTTCTGCTGCATCTAGTCTTGTAAAAAGATTTTCTGTTTGTTTTCTACCTATAATATCTTCAACAGGAAGCGCATCAACAGATGCTGTTGTTCTAACTGCAGGCTGTAGTCCAAGATCTTCTATATTTGACCAAGTTCCACCAGGAACCCTAACTTGTCCTCTAGCATTAGTTACATACGTGACATTCCTTCCATCAGGGGTTCTATAGTCTCGTGGAGTACCTTTACCAAAACTTTGAGTTTCTTTCATTAGATTCAAAAGCGGTGTTGGCTGCATACTCAAATATTTAGGCCATTCTTCTGGAGGAACTCCAAAAGCAGTAAGAATTCCTTCATTAGACTTAAAATTCTCCATCAAGCTACCAAAGCTTCTTCTAAGATCTTCAATGTCTGCAGTATCTGCCATGTCTAGCAAGTTTTTACCAGGAGCACCAAGGCTAGATGCGGTTCTTTTCACCATGTCTCTAAAAGATTGTTCACGGCGAGAAGCAGCCTCTTGTGCCCTAGCTTGCTGACCAGCACTAAAAGCACTCAAAGCAGTTTGTACTTCCTGAGGCGTCCTTAGGCCACCAATGACCCCTTGAAGCCCCCCTATGTCCTGAGCACCTAGAGCAGTTTGAATAGCATCCATCTGCCTCTGTTGTGCTTGTCGTTGTGCCTGGGCACCACCCATAAGCATTCCAATAGGCTCAGCAAGACCAGTAAAGCCAAACTGAGGATTCATCAAACCTTGAATAACTGCGTCACTAATTCTTGCCATGATTATTTAATTCCTAAATACGTTGGGGAAGCGTACTAAGATCAATTTCTTGAATAGCGTCGTTGGCGTTGTTTCCTTTGAAAATACCAAGAAAATTACTTAGCATGTCTGTAAACGAATTACCACCCCCGGTTCCTTGTTGACCTTGAGCAAACATTCCACCAGCAGTACCTGTAAGCAAAGCAGTACCAAGCTGACCAGCAAGATTAGCCTGTGCAATTCGACCAGCAAGCAAAGCACTCAAACCGCTCATTTCAGCCTCACCAAACAAACCTGCACCTGCTTGTTGGGCTGCTTGGGCAAGACCAGCACCACCAAGTCCTTGTGCATAAGCAGACAATTGGGCATCAAGAGGCGCATAACCCATCGTTTGATACAACTTACCAAGCTCAGCTTGTTGTGCTTGCTCTTTCATAGCTTGCTCAATAGCCATCAAAGACGCTTGGTTACGTGCCTCAGCCTGTGCTTTGGCAAGAGCAAAAGATTCAGGAGAGCCACCATACTGTGCCGTCTGAAGCCCCAAGCGTCCTTGGGCTGCCAGTCGCTGCTCAAGCTCAAGGCGTGCCCTTTCTTCTTCAGGAGACTGAACGGCACGCAAGGCGTCATAAACTTGCTGCTGACGTTGAGCCATAGGGGTAGTGGCCTGACCATAAAACCCTTGAGCACCCGTCATAAGCTGATTTTGCAAAGCTTGCTGCTGGGGGCTTAAAGTGGACGTGTAGCCGCCTTCTGGAGTAGCCTGAAGAGCACCAAGACCAGTTGTGACCGTAAAGGGTCTAAACTGGGATAGCTCAAGAAGCTGTTGGGCTAGGGGCTGTGATCTTTGATAAGCAGTTTGTCCTGCTTGACCAAGTTGTTCATAAGCTTCTTTAGCCAGAAGACCCCCACCAAGAAGACCAGCACCTTGTGCAAGACCTCCGGCATTATCACCAATAAAACCAAAAATATCAGACCACAAAGACATAATTTTTATCCTTAAACTAGTTTACCAAGTAAAGTAAGCACATTAAATTCCTGCAAGGACAAGTAATCAGAAACAGTAGCTTCCATACCAACCACAATGCTTGTTCCATTGCTTGTAGTGTTGATATTAGGAGTAATGTAACTAATACCTGCAGTGTATTGATCTATGCCATATTGTGAACTTCCATAAAAAGCATTATTGCCATAATCAGCCAAAGAAATTACAAATGAGTTAGTAGCACCACTAAAGTCATAACCCCACTTAAAGGAAACTGTTGAAGAACTACCACCCACAACTGTGGGTCTAAGTTTCTTCAAAATCTTGAGTCTTGAAGGTGCTCCAAAGGTCAGATTAGGGCTGTAGTATTTAACAACAATAGGGGAAGTATTGTCTGTGTAACCTGTGTACTTACCTATGCCTGATGAAGTTCCAATATAAACATCACCGTTCACCAGACGCATAAAACACTTAAACTTGTCAACAGGCCACCGAGTAACACGATAGGCACCATTCTCCAAAACACCCTTTACATCAAAGCAAAAGATAGTTGTGCTTGTTGGAAAATAAACAAGGTAAAAAGAATTCTCTGGACTGTATACTGAAGCTAAATTTCCTGTTTCTCTTTGGATAATAGAAACTATATCCGTTTTGATATTTTTAGAAAGATCATTCATAGGAAGTGATTTTTCCTGAATGGTCCTTCCAAATGCTTTAAGGCCAGAGTAGCTCATAAACAACACATCAGTGCCTATGTATTGAACAGTATCTCTTGAGATACACCCAACACCAGACACAGTGTCAATAAGCTCCATAGTCCCAGGAGCATCAGCCCCTTGGTACACAAGGATGCTATGCTCGCCAAAGATGATCAGAAGATTGTTGTGTGCCGCCAAGGCGACAATTTCATCATAACCATCAGGCCACACCTGGGTTAGATCAATAGATCCTGAAGTACCACCAGACCAAGCAGCACCAATCAAAAGATCAGACCAATACACAGTGGACTTATTAGAGGCTGTATCAGCCACCCAAAGGCGTCCAAAGGCTGCCAGGACTTCGTTAGCTTGGGGGGCTGTACCTGAGTACGACGGGTGCAAAGAGATCTTGGTGACAGCCCCAAGAGCGTTACTGTACACAAGGGGCTCTTGACCCCTCTGGAAGAAATAAGCATGGTTATTAAAGTTAACCATCTTCCAGTTGTTTGCATTGATCGTATAAGAGCCTGGAGTAGCATTAGTCAAAGTAGTAGTGCCACTCAGGATCTTGTTGTTACCTGTAGAGAAGATAACCTGATTGCCTGAAGAATCTCTAAACTGGTGAATGTTTTGAATAAAGCTTGATCCAAGCTGAGTAGCATTAGTGGTTAGAAGTTCATACCCCTTACGTGCCGCCAGGCGTCCATACTTGTCAATGACACAGTTATCAGCAATGGTAGCATAAGCAGATTCCATCGATAAAACTGAATCTTCAGTGTTAAGCCCCATAAAGCCAGGGGCAACAATGTTTACTGTTTGAAGTTCTTGAGACATCAGACAGTCCTGTAAATCATTTCTTCAGGGTGCTTTTCGGCATCCAGAGAAATAGCATCAGAAAGGTATTTATCTGCAATTGCAAAGTATTCAGCAGCATTAACACCGCCCGTTTCACCTCTCTCTCTAACAGCAAAAGCAAGCGCAAGGTGCATTACAGGAGTCCAAGGAATCTTGATAACATCTGTGTTTCCAGACAACAAAGCTTGCCTAAAGACACCTTTGAAGCTTAGGGTGTAAGTTGCATCAGGGGTTGGATAAAGAATAACCTTCATGTCCCCATTAGCGTCTGTAGTGGTGTAGCTAAAGTAAACTGGTTGACCCTGAAGGGGTGTGTCTGTGTTGTTTTGTACATCAATCCATTCTTTAGATTGATACACAATGTTGTTCTTGTTGGTGGTGTCAAGAAAGTAAAGAAACTTAAAGTCGTTTCCTGAACCAGTCAGAGTATACTGATTAGTACCAGCAACAGTGGTTACAGTTTTAGAGTCCCTAAGGGCACTCCAGTCCCAAGCGTGTTCAGTGGCAGTCTTGGCATCATTAACCAAGTCACCAATCAAACTTGAATATGTTGTTTCTGAAACAGTATCAACCTGATCTTCTCGCATCCTACGAAGAACATTGTTAACCAAAGTAAGATAATTCATTTATAAATTAGCCTCTAAGAAGAATTGAGAGAGGATCTTGTCCCCTTGGCTGAATCACAGGAATCACAGGGGCTCTTGGATCAAACCTAATACCACTAAACTGATAAGGTTTATAATCTTCAAACATGCTTTTTTGATCGCCAGTTAGATTAACACTAGGCATAGCAACATTAGGTAGATTTACATTAGGTAGATTAACATCAGGAACATTAACATTAGGAACATTAACACTAGGAATATTAATATTAGGAATATTAAATTCAGGAATTGGTTGGGTAGAAGCAAAAAGATCTATATTTGGAATGTTAAACATAGACTCTGGTTTTGCTGGTAGAACCGCACTAGTGGCGTCTTGAATAGCTTGTTCTACAGCTTCATACCCTTTACTTGCAACTCTTTCAACTTGTTGTGCTACAGGCTGTACAACCCCTTCAACAGCTTCATAAGCATCTTTCATCCATTGTGGTATTTCAACATTACCAGTCAACATACCAACTTTTAGATCATAAGGCATGTTGATGTCATTCAAGATGTTAAAAGCAAGACCTGAATCAATCCCACCAACACCTGAAGCAAGAAGATCAGATACTTCTACTTTTCTAACAGCATCTTGAATCCCTTGAGGAAGAACACTAAGAAGCCCTGTTTGCTCTAGGGTGCCAAGATCCATGTTTTCGATCAGACTACCAAGAGCTGATCCAAAGTCTTCTGTAGACTTATAACCAAACTTGGCAACATCTGCCAAGCTAAGGCCCTCTACAGCCTTGGAAATAACACCTTCACCAACATTAAGACCAAGATCACCTAATGTTTTGCTAAGCATTCCACCAGGGCCACCGGCATACCCAAGGCCAGCAGACACCAAAACGTCCTTGATGTCACCACCTTGGGCAAAAGCACGAGCCCCTTTGATCAAAGCACTGCTTACTTGCGGATTAAGATTACCAAACAAACCGGGAGCATATGTATCTACAAATGACCCAGCACCGGCCATTGCCCCTGCTTGAAGAGCATCAGTCCAATCAGCGCCAGTAGCCCTAGTGGTTGCTGTAGAGGCAAGAGCAGCCCCTACAGGACCACCAAAGTAGCTAGCAAGAGATGTAATAACACCCTGAACAAAGGGGTTAGACAACACCTGTTGTGTTTCACTAGGGTCATTCTCAGGGTTCCAATAGCCACCAATTGAAGGGCCGTAGTCTTGAAGATCCTGATACGGGTTGTCTGAATACTTCTTCCTCTTGGTGCCAATCGAGAAGTGTGCTTCAAAGTCTTCAAAAGCTACTTTCTGAGGAAGATTAAAGTTTTCTCTTACTTGGTTAACTGCTGAAGTAAACTGATTCTTGTCAGTAAGACCAGTCCTATAATCAAGCCAAGCAAGCTCAGTCTGTTCATCTGCAGAGAGATATTTGCGATAGTCTTTATTGTCAGTGTAATACTGGTGCCAAAGCTTAGTATCGTTTACAACATTAGGATCGGTACCTTCTGGCCTAAAGGGGAGATAAGTTTCACCTAAGAATTCAGGACGTACTGTAGTATCAAATCCTGGAGTCTGAGCAAGCTGCTTCATCTCCATAAGCCCAACACGGCGCTTTTCAGGGCCTGCTGTACTATGAGTTACATAAGACCTGCCACCAAAGATATCTTGAGCACCTACCAATGAAGGCATACCTTCAAAAGGTGAAACAATCTGTGGTTGACTTGAAAGATAAGCAGCAACTTCAGCGGGGACTGATACAGGCAAACCACCAAGCATGCTTAGGGCTGATGCTGGAGTCTGTCTAATGGTGTAGTCAGTGTTGCCCAGCATTGGGGGCGCTATAGGGGCCACAGGAGGCGCTACCCTTTGGGTAGGTACTGCTATGCTATTAGAAACGCCCATAGAGGCTTCTAGGGGCCCTACAGTGAACATTCCAGTAGTAGTATTAACCATCTTTTGATTGACCTAACACCGATTTAGTGATCTTTTCAGCACTTCTGCCTACCACATAACCACCAAGACCTAGTTGAAGCAAAGTCCACGCCTCATCCCTAAGAGGGGTGCTAAGAAGCCCCAGGCTATCACCAACACACAGTGCCAAGAATGTCAGCATTGTGATAGGCCTCCATACTGCAGTTAGCCAGTGTTCAGACTTAGCTTCTGCCTCGATAATCTTTGCCCTTGCTTCAAATGAATCCTTTTCGTATTTAAGAACCTGATCAATGACTGTAGCCTGAGTAAGCAAAAGACGCTCTTTGTGTTGTAGCTTTTCTTCTTGACTTGTGTGTACTTGGTCAATAAGTTCTGCTGCTGGCTGAAAGATGCCTTGAATCAGGTTTAACAGGTTCATTTACTTATTAGACAAAGGTTGATTAGTAACAGCCCTAAGAAGAACAACTGAAACTGCTATCAAACACCCCACCAAAGCTTGCCAATGGGGGCCTATTGGAAGCATAAAGATAAAGCCTTGGAGGACGCTAAGGATTGCAATAGCGACTGCAAAGAGCACTGTGCGGGAGCGAAGGAGTTGTTTTAGGGTGGGCATGGGTTACCTCACAAAGCCGAAATGACGAACGCCAAAAGCTCTTCGTAGCGCACGCCATAGCGGTCGCCAGCCGGAACAAGCGGGCTGATCACTGCGCCGTCGTCGGACAAAACTTCCGGACTTTCTTGCCACTGGTCATAGCAAATGATTCCATATCGCATCGGGTCCAAACCCTCGGCCTGAAACGCAGCCATAACTTCCTGCACAATCACTCCGACATGAATCCGAGCGCCGTCGCCCTTTTTCTGCACTGCGTCTTTAAATCGAAACTTTTTTACAAGTCCTTTAATCGCAATAGCTACGCGCCTTTCTGCTTCATCAAGCGCAGAGATATCCTGCTTTTCGCGTTCGTCGGAGGTGTTGATCGTGCCGGTCCCCGCATAAACTACAGACCATCTGTTTCCTGCACCACCTAAGGCATAAGTATTATCTGTCGCAGGCTGTGTTGATGAGCTTGTGATAAAAACTCGGTTGCTGCCTTGAGTAGCCAAGACCAGATTATTGTTAAAAATCCCGCCGTATGCGCTGCCGTAACCCGTCAGCGACCCAATATCGCCAGATCCGTTGTTGTCATAAAACTGCAGTCTAGCAAAATTTCCAGTAGTTCCGGCTGCGCTGCTGATTGAATAGGTAACATTTTGAAATGCGGTCCCGATCAACTGCAGGGAGTTTTGATTAAATGTTTTTCCCGAAAGTGTTTGTGTATCTGATGTCCCAACAACTACGCCGCTTGGCGCAGACTTGGCCGCCCAGGTTCTTGCGTCGTATCCCAAGAAATTTGCGCTAATTTGCCCAGATGAAACAGGACCATTAGGGCCAGCGTTCGCCGCGCCAAACACAAACAATTTGCTATCAATGCCCACGTGCCCGGCTGGAACGGTAATTTTTAATGCAGTCGAAGATACAAGCGTATTGCTATCAATTAGCATCGGCCAAGCAAAACCGCCGCCAGAAAATGCGCTAGTTGTCTTGTCTATCCAAATGTCCGCGTCATTACTTAAAAACTTGTTTCCGACAATTGTTTTTGCTGCGCTAGAGTTTGGGTTCGCTTCCGCAATGTTGATATATATACCGGCGCCGTTGCCAGAGTTAGTCAGAGACTCAAACTCGCACCCAGAGACTGTTATAACGCATTCTTCATCTGCCCGAATCCCGTACTGGCTTTCGCTAAGAGTGCAGCCAAAAAAAGCAAATGATCCTGCAGATCCGTTTTCGTTGAGAGATGCAACAGTGCCGCAAGCAATTCCAGTGCACCCAAACCAGCGGGTTTGTCCGCCGTTATCTCCAGATAATCCGCGCGCAACCTTCCACCCAGTCGTGCAGTTGTAGACTAGAGCGTTACTAAAAGTGTTTAGGTAAGCAATGCCCGTATAATCAACACCAGTTGTGAAGTATCGGATAGCCACATTGTTCATGTGGCAATGTCGAATATGGAAGTCTCCTCCGTTCACAGTCGTATCAGCACAAACACCGGCAAGCGCGTAAGATGAGTTACTGGGGCCAGAGATCATTAAATTTTGAAAGTGGACATTCAGAATGCCATATGCATTGAACGCATAGTTTTCCTGAGATGCGACCATCTTAAATGCGGGCTTTGCGGCGTTTGTTTGTTGAATTGCCGAAAAGTTGTCATATGAAGAAGCCGTGTAGTCGGCGTATACGTTCCCCATTCCTGCGCCGAAAATTGTTATCGGCCTTGGCAATAGGATTGCATCCGAGATTTTGTATCGCCCTTCTGGGATATAAACACCACCACCAGCCGGACAAGAATTAACAGCCGCCTGAATCGCCGCAGTGTCATCTGCGACTCCGTCCCCCACCGCCCCAAAGTCTTTAACGCTAACAACATCCCTCAACTTCGCCTGCACCGTCCTGGTAGTAGCACCAGTTCCGCTTTGCAAGAAATTTACATCAGCAGAACTTGCGCCAGACTCAAGCTTAGTAGCAATAGCAGTTGAGATAGCATTAAATTCAGTATCAAACTCAGAGCCCCTTACGATCTTCTGAGAGTCACCTGAAGGAAGGGTGTCTTTAGCACCAAAGTTGGTTGTTTTTGTGTAGTTTGACATTTACTTAAAGTTGCCTTGAGATGGTGGGGGCGTGGGTTAAATCCTTACGCAGAAATAGCACCAAATGTTTTCCAAGTCCCAGGTGTTCCTGCCGTTGTACAGACCCAGCCAACATTGCCTCCGGCCACTGGAGCAGTGTTGATTAGCTGATCACCAACAGCATAAGTGCCGGTGGTTGGAGCGGCTGTTCCGTAAATAACAAGCTTGCTGCCCTCGAATCGCGTGTAATCAATCCCGTTTAGCCGTTCAACGCGCTTCCTAACGTTCGCCGCAAACTCATTCGTACTGATTGCCGGAGTAGATCCAGTTGATTTCCACTGCTCGTTTCTAACAAACCCAGTGCCGTCTATCGAAATTGTGTAGTAGTTGTCCGAGCTGGTATCAGTGACGTTTGTGTTTTTGTTCTCAAGCAACCCAATGTTTACTTGTGCGCTGCTGTCAACACGAACCATAGAGGCGCTTGCGGATCCGCTGATATTGATGTTGTTATCTGTCGTTGTGAGCGTACCAACAACATAATTTCCGCCG